CATACTCAAAAATTTTCTTTTCGTCAGGTTCTAAAAAATAATTCATAAGGTCATCACCCTATCGATGAAAGCGTATAATCCCGCTTTAAAACGGGCGCTTCACCAACACCTGAAACTAAGGTTGACTTTGTAATCGTTGCATTAACTCCAGAAATTGCTAATACGCCTAAAGTAATTGTAGCATCGTCTAAGTTATCAGCAGTTACAAGACTATCTAATGTTGTCGCTTCAATAGGCCCGGTTATTGACATTGTACCCGAAAAACTCTTAAAAACAAATGTTTTGGCATCACTTCCTGCACCCGCTTCGCCTGCTGCGTCCCATTCTGTTGCTTCAATTTCCCAGTTCATATTCATAGAAAATGCTGTGCAGGTTGCATTTTCAATGGCAATGCTGTCCCCGAAAACAATGTCCCCAATGTCTGTAGAATTTGTTAGAGCTGTTCCGGCTTCCGTTTGTGTTCCTACAAGCGACGCGCTGAACGACACAGGTGACCCCGAGGTACCTGATATACTAAGTGATGTAAGATAACCTGAAACCCCTGAACCTGTGCCCACGCTTCCACCAGCCGTTACCGCAGCACTGCTGACAAGTGTAATGTCTGATGCCGTAGTAATATAACCATTGCAATCAAACATGAATTGTTTGGTACTTCCAGCCACTATCGTCATTGAAGGCAGCCCCATGAACGTTTGTACATTTTTTTCGTGTTGTGGTGAAACTTCTTGTATTAAACCTAATATCGGTACTTTGTAAGTCAAATCGCTTATAGATAAATTTGCCACTTTATCACCTCGTATAAATACAGTTTATTTTTATTGATATTCCAAATATTGTTACGTCTTTATCTTCGAACACTTGAAAAGGTTCAAAGGTCTGAAAAACAATTCTGATACTTTTCCCATCTGCCACCAAAATTTGCCCATTAAGACCATCATCTATAATATCCGCAATGTCTAAGATATCGTTATATTTTTCTTTAGTCTGCTTTGATATCACAAATTTATTCATACACCAAATTTTTATCGGAATGGTTCGCACGCCTTGCGATGGGAGCCCGCTTTGTACGTTTTCACTTTCTAATTCTACAAATAAAAGAGGGAATTTTTTTGGCAAACTGAAATCAGGTTGAAAAGAAAATACCTGATAATCTGTCAGAGTTTTTATTTTTTCTACTATGCTTTCAATAATTTCTTTTCTCATTCGTTAAGCCATCTCCCTACGAATTCTCTTATGCGTGACATTCCATCGGTATCATCTGTAAGCCATCCCCCTATGAATTCTTTTATGCGTGCTATTCCATCGGTATCAAAAGGTGGGATATTGGGATTTTTTGAGTCTGGCATAAACGGACGGGCTGGCACTCCGATCCCTAATTGATGTTTTATTGCGTAAGGTGAACCTGAAAATACTTCTGCAGTATTATCATCATACCGAATATTAAACGATCTCCTGAGATCCCCGGTAAATACAAGTATTTTGCCTGCAACGCCGCCCTTCATCTCTTGTTTGAGTTTCATATATCCTTTTGATAAGGGCTTCCACCTTTCCGGTCTGCCTTCGGCATCAAAATTTTGTTGTATTTCGCTGCGCGCATACAATGCTATTTTCTTCATTAGTTCTGCTTTTTTTTGTATTCTGGCTTGCATTTGCTCAAGTGATTTTTCTACTTCTGAATTTTCATAAGAAAAATTCATCCGCATAGTTACCACACCTCAAAAACATCTTCATTAAATACTTGTTCTCCACCGTTGATTAAAATCTCCGTGTTTAGAACTTCAGCCTTTGAGTTTGTGCCTGCGGAACGTTTCAAGGAATCGAGAAATTGAGTCCATGCCGAGTCTCCGAGATCTTTCATTCCATATCTGTAATACAAATGCGCAATAACATATTTGGCAGAAAAAATTCTTAATAAGTTAGTATCAGCCGCGGCCACAGACGAAACTGAAGCTATAAAAGAAGTTGAGTCTGTTATGTACTTTTGTACTACCACATCATCCGTTAAGTTGTCTTCGTTATCGTCGGTAAGAGCAGATAACAGATCGGGGGGGAAATATACTTTTATGTCTGCTACTGTTAATGCCATTTTGTCACTTCCTTTATATCTGCTACTGTTAATGCCATTTTGTCACTTCCTTTATATCTGCTAATGTTAATGCAATTTTTTCACTTCCTTTATATCTGCTAATGTTAATGCCTTTGTTTCAAAACAAGAAGGGGCTTAGCGCCCCTTTCTTCTTAAGAAATAGTTACCGTAAGCCGATAAAGTGCGTTAGCGTCAAGCAGAATAGGTAGCGGATAAGTAATTGCTGAGACTGTTTTTGTGTGTCCTTCTGAAGCTTCTGGAATTTTTTCTTTTATTGTGACCTCGTTCATAATCGGGGTACCTGCCGGGTCAATTTCGTAATCTATCAATGCTCCATACCCCAGATTCCAAGCGGCGGTATCAGTAAGTATGATGTTATTGTCATCTATATAACTGGTTACAACCCCCGAAGAATTTACATAAGTACCGCGGTACACATATATTTCAGGGATCGCAAATTCATCAAACTTACCTAAAAATCTTACTGTAGGGCTCTTATAAGTAGATTTAAGCTGCCCAAAAGCATAAGTGTTTTTGCTGATCCATTTTGCTACTGCTGTATGCGATAAGAAAGATCTTGCCACGTTTGCACTCATTAGACAGATATTTGGAAACTTTCCGGCTTGCGTGGCGTATGCTTCGACCGCCTGGCCGAGTAAATCTAATGGGTCGGTTCCGGAATTAATTGCAAATGCGACCGCGTCCGAGACTTCATAAGACTGAGTAATAGACCTGACCCCATCTGTTGCCGTGAATGTTCCACCTGTCAATAGTTCCGCAAACATCCAATCGATTCTTCTTGCAATTCTATCTTTTAACCCTTGAAGTTTCGCGCCATATAAATATTGTATACTCCTTGCAATGTCTGACGAACTTTCAAGATTCGCAAGTGACCGAGGGTCAAAAGACTGAAGAAGCGGAGTGGTAGAATTTATTTCATCTCTTTCGAAAATTTGGGGCGGCTCCACCGTATACGGCACTACCGATACACCCAAATCAACTGCCTTAGCTGGGTCTCCTCTTATTCCAAGATCCGCCATTTTCCCGCCTTTTGCTATGGTTCTCCATCTTATTTCTGTAGTTGGGCTCATGATTTTTTGGGCTCCAAACGCATTTTTCAGAAAAAACGGTTCATCTTTAAGTAATTCTATATATTTGGTCAAGAACTGCCAAAGCGGATTATAAACTGCTGTAGTTGCCATTTATTTCACTTCCTTTTTTTA